AACAATATACTTAAACATAGTAGTTACCTCCTATTATTAACATTTCTTTCCATAAAGGAGGCTGAATTTTTCGCGCCTGCGCAAAAAAAGAAAGAGCCGCCGATTTCTCAGCAGCTCCAGCTTTCATACATGATTCGGATGACTCTTCCAGTATACCAAAGCATCAGTATACTTCACAAGAGCTTCCAATTCGCCATCAATATCAATGTATTCACTTTTTTCATCACCTGAGTAATTTCCTCCAGTGAAGATTGTAAGTTTTACCATTTTCTTGTAGCACTTCTTCAGCTCCTTGTCGTAATCAATGTTCTTTGGTCTATACATAATAGCCATAGTAATCACTCCTTTCATAATAGGAGTTGATTTTTTCGCGTCTGCGCGCAAAAAAAAAAGAGCCGCCGATTTCTCAGCAGCTCCAGCTCTTTAGTGTCTTCTCTTTGTTCTCTGTTTCACTTCTTCCGTTTTTGCGCCAATGAGGCCGATCGCCTTCACCAGCAGTACAATGATCAGAATTGCGATAATCAGACTAAACATAATAAATACCACCTTTCTCATAAAGGCGGCTGAATTTTTCGCGTCTCAGAAAAAAAGGAGAAGCGTTACCGCCCCTCCAGTTCTTCAAGATGTTTCTTATAATAGTTTAACATATCCTCATGAAATTTTATCATCCTTTGCGTTTCCAGCTTTTCTTCTTTGTAAATGTCTCGTAAAGCAGGCAAGTCTTTGTTATGCATTCTTTGCAAATCCACCTCGCTAATAATATAGCCTGCTTTTTTACTCGAAATGCTAGCGATCAACCTGCCGCTACGAATCCATCTGCGTATAGTTTCTGGGTTCACACCAACCAAAGTTGCAGCTTCATAAACAGTATATGTCATAATTTTAACACCTCCATAAAGGAGTCAGTTATTTTCGCGCCTACCTGAAAAAGAAGAGCCGCAGATTTCTCCACGGCTCTGTGCTTATCGTTTTGGTTCTACCCAATCTTTGTTTTGTCTTGCCAGATATTCACACCTTTTCATTTTATAACTGATTTCAGGAAACTTATTATCCAGCCACGCCCAATGATCACCGGGATAGCACTTTGGGAAAATCACATTATTACTTTCGATAACATCGAGCATAATTTCAATTCGTCTTTTCGAGTCATCTCTAATTTTCTCTCCTCTATCGTATTTGTGTAATGTTCTTTCTCCCACATGTGTCATCTGTGCCATATAGGCCAACGGGATATTGCGTTTTTCATATAGTTCCTTTAGCATAAATATCACCTCCATAAAGGAGTCTGAAATTTTCGCGTTACCCGCGTTCGATGCTCAATACCCAAAAGAATTTCCGGTACTGTTCGTAGTAACTTTCGCGGCAGCAGGGGCAGCCCTGAACGCGCAGAATATCATAAGGTACGCATTCTGTAGCCCCTTTTAGAACGAAGGGCGCTACGGCCGGCTCTACCTCATCGAGACAGTGCTTCACGAGGTCGATGCGTTTCGTAAAGAAGGCCCGCGCAATGCCCACCTGCTCCGTCGGATTCGAGGTGCGGCTTCCCCTCATCGTGACGGTCTGCAGTTCTTCCGGTCTTGACTTCCACCCGTTCAGGAGGGCCATTGCTTCTTCCCACTCGGGATATTGCAGGCAGAAGTGCTTGAGCTCATAGTAACGATGCTTTGAGATATAGTAGGGATTCCGCTCAGAAAGTTCAACGTGTGCCATGCTTACCCCTCCACAAAAATCCAGTTTGCTCATAGAGTGCCTTGGGCGAAATATAAAAGTTGATACGCCCAAGTTTAGCGTTCATCTCTTTCACATCGGTCACAAGCTTTCCGTTTCGGGTAGCTTTTCCAATGGGCAGCCATCCTGCAATGATCCCCGCCCTCACCCACGATGGGTCTCTTCCATATACCCTGGCAGCGATTGAGACAGGCACTGACCCAGTCGGAAATATCAATTCATCCATACTGTGTTCTCCTTTCAAAAATATCTAAGGACAGCGTATCACGTCCTATTAGCATATTTTAGGGAAAGATCGGGGCAGTGCGTGCTGTTTTTATTTTTCTTCCCATAGGAGAGTTGACAAATGACATAGAATCGTTTAATCTAGAATAGAATTCAGAGCCAAAAAGGAGGTATTTTTCTTATGTTGACCACCTGTCCAGAGTGTGAATTGCAAATATCAAGCAAAGCGCTCGTCTGTCCACACTGTGGTTTTCCCCTGAAAAAGGATGCGCGGGTCTATCCTAGAAAAGCAAATAAACGCCGTAGACTGCCCAATGGATTTGGACAGATTTCTGAGATAAAGGGGCGTAATCTAAGAAAGCCCTTCAGAGTCCTTGTCACCATAGACAAGACTTCGGAGGGCCGTCCGATCTGCAAGCCGCTTCAGCCGCAGTCCTATTTTGAAACCTACAATGAAGCCTATCTTGCGCTTGTGGAATACAACAAAAATCCATATAGTCTTGACAGCGACATCACAATGGATAAGCTTTATCAGATGTGGCTTGCCGACTATAAAACCCATGTCGGCGATAAGATGGTCGAGAAAACCGAATGCTGCTGGAGGTACCTTCGCAAGATCCACAACCTGAAGCTTCAGCAGATGCGTGTGCCTCAGTTAAAACTTGCCATCGATGAAGCCACAACTTACAAGAGCGGAGATGAAATCGAACTTCCCCGCTCTGCGAAAGGCCGGATAAAGAGTCTGCTCAATCTCATGTATGACTACGCAGTTCAAAACGAGCTGATCAATCAGAACTATGCCCGGGCATTCTCGCTTTCCAGAATCGACCAGGAAGAGACCTCTCGTGTTGATAAAAGTCACATCCCTTATACAGATGCAGAGGTCGCTCTCATTTGGAAGTCGTTGGAGAAATATCCATATCTTGACATCACACTGATACAGTTCTACTCCGGATGGCGGCCTAATGAGCTTCTGAGTATGCGCGTTACCGACATCGACCTGGATAATAAAACATTTCATGGAGGCTCCAAAACGATTTCCGGTAAAAACCGAGTCATTCCGATCCACTCGAAAATTTTTCATTTCGTAGAGCGATACTATAATGAAGCAGTTTCGTCCGGATGCAAATATATGTTCCCGTCCGACACCCAGCCCGGGAAGCCTTATACCTACGACCGCTATTATGTTCGATTCAATGAAGCTCGCGATGCTCTTGGGCTAAATAAAAATCATCGCCTCCATGATGGCCGTGTCCAGTTCGCAACCATGGCCAAGAAGTCTGAGGTCGATCAGTATGCCTTAAAGAAAATCCTTGGCCATTACATTGATGACATCACAGAGAAATACTACATCAAGCCCGATATGGACTGGCTTCGAACTGAAATTGAGAAGATCAAGTAATCAAATGAATCCGAATGTGGGAGTACGAGAAATTCATCATGTAGGTTTTTGGTGCAGGAATAATGCAGGAATAATATACGAGTTGTGTACATCTAAGTGCTTCGAACCGCATCTAACTACATTAAAAACCAGCGTATTATCAAAAATTATTCGATATAGCGCTGTGTGTAAATTCTTCCAGCAGTCTTTTACCCCATCGTATCATCGTCATTTTCTCCCCAAAATATAGGATTACTCTACGAATAACCAGCACCCTTCCGCCGTCATCCACATCTCCCCACGCAAAAAAAAAAAATAAAAGGCCCTGAAAATTCCGCGCCGCAACCAGCGCAGTGTATCTCCAGGGCCTTTTTTCATGCTATGCCATCCCTTGCATAGGGCGGTTGCCATTCCAAAATATCATAGCCGAGTTGGTCAGACGCTTTCCAAAATATCATTGCGCCATAGTCTGCTAACAGGTTGCAGATCCACTCTTCAGCTTCAGTCCAATAGGCCGGTCTCACCATGCGGTGCAGCTCTGGCAGCATCCCGTAGCTTACCATGGTAGCATGTCCCAGCTCGTGCAACAGCACCCGCTCCAGACTCCTGCCGTGTAGTCCCTTAGCAAGCCAGATGCAATGCGTTCGGGGATCTGTCACGGCAAGAGTCCTTCTGCCGGTGCGGTCTATGAGTACAGGATCATCTTGGTCTGTGTACAGCACTCGCCAGAATATCCCGTTCATCATAAATCGAGCCATTTTGAAATTACGTCGGCATGTCCGCCACGAGCTTGGAGAAGTCCGCCTTGATCTTCTTCCGCAGCTCAGGGTCGGCATCGCCGTAGATGGTACGGATAGCGGTCATGGCGCTCATCAGATGCTCTCCAGCGTACTTGTCCATATCCGCCTTGTCCATGGCAGAGTGGCTTTCCGTGTAGTGCTTCCGAGCTTCCAGATACTCCCCGTAAGGCCGACCGTACTGGCCTTCCTCATGCCGGAACTCCCCTCTGCGGCTCAAAGGCCATTCGCCGTGGTCCTTATCCCGCATCCGGTTCTCGAACTCCTCCGGGTCCCGCAGCCAGTCCTTCATAAAGGCCTGCTGTTTGGGCGTCTGGGTGTACCCCATCCGCTGGTAGTCCGCATCCTCCATGGCCTTGATCAGGGTCTTGTAGTAGCAGGCTTCCCAGCAATACTTCTGGGCCTGAGCCAGGTCTTTGATCATGTCGATCACTTTCCCGGACTCTTCAGTGTCTGCAGAGTCCACGCCCTTCGCCAGCTCGACTTTCTGGGCATCCACCAGAGTGTCCATCATCGAGCGCAAGCTCATCATGCAACGATCCTCCATGTTTCAGCCCTCCTTATGCGATCCGTCTGACCACAAGATTTGCACCAGGCCCAACGGTCAGGTTGGTCGTGCCGGTGTTCACGATACGGATAATATCATACATTCCGCAGCCGTTGCCTACCAGCATGGTCTTGGCCACGTTGTTCAGGTCACCGGCCGCAGCAGTGGTGGAGATCATGGTAGAGCCCGGGAGCACTGCATTCCCTGCGGAAATGCTAAGCTGCACGGCACCTGCTGCCACGCCACCAATGTTGCCCGAAAAGACGATCTCGTAGATCCCGTTCAGCCGCAGCCGCACATCCGTCATGCCGGTCTTGTGGCACTCAGCAGTGCAGCGCGTCTTCAGGTTGGTCACGTCAAACGCAATAGCCTGCCCCGGGGTCAGAGTCTGGGCGGTCGAATTGGAAATCTCGATCATGTCCGTTCCTCCTTCTGAATATAAAAAAGAAAGAGCGCCAGGCTCCTTGCCCAGCGCCCTCCATTTTGAATTTAGCTTGCCATGTTGCAGCAGCCGGTCAGGCCATTGCAGCCAACAGCGGCATTGGGGTTCTGCACGATGTATGCCGGGTTGGGTGCGGGCCGGAGCTGGCTCACCAGATAGTTGTTCTGTGCCTGCTGGCTGGCCGCCAGGGACATCTGGCTGAGCTGAGTACGGAGCTGGGCGATGGTCTCGTCCTTGTCCGCCATACGGTTTGCCACCATCTCGTCATGCAGGGCCCGGTAGTTGGCGTTGTCGTTCTGCATGATCTGCTGGGTCTGGTTGGCGATGGCGGTCGTGATGGCACAGGTGTTGGTGGCCATATCGTACTGGATCTGTGCCTGACCCTGACGGTTCTCGCAGCAGCAATTCGACAGCTGGGCCTGCAGAGCGTTGGTGTTCTGCATGTTGGCCACGGTGTCGGCGTTGATGGCCTGCTGAATGCCGAAATTGCCCTGCATGAGGGCGGTGTTCACGCCGTTAAAGCCCTGAAGCATCGCGGTGTTGGTGTTGTTGAAGCCGTTCAGCAGGCTGGTGTTCACAGCGTAGAAACCGTCGCACAGGCCATTCTCGAGGCCATTCAGCTTGTTCATCACGCCCTGGTTGTCGAAACCACGCTGGACATCTGCCTGACTGGCAGTACGGGTACCATTGCCCCGGCCGCCGAAACCGCCATAGCCGTTGCCATCGCAGCCAAAGCCACCCCACAGTGCAAAGAGGATGACGATGATCCACCATGCGCCTCCGCAGTCGCCCCAGCCATTTCCGTTCCGGTTCCCTGTCACAGCAGCGATGTCAGCAAGACTCGGAATGTTCATACCAGTGTTAAACATATCATTTCCTCCTTCGGAAATATCAGTGAATGGATGTTCGGATATGTTCACTGGGCCTTCTTTCAGGCCGCGCGTATCCTGAGCAAAAGCCCAATTCACATCAAAGAGATATGTTTAACGTCCTTTTCAGTTCAACGTCTCTGGAAAAACTGCATCGCCCTTGCGTAGGCCTCTTCCGGGGTCACGCCGTAGCTCTCGCAGAGGTTCCGTGCGATCTGTTCGCCCTTCGCATCGTCTCCATTTTGAATGACGGAGATCATGTTCTGAGCCAGCGGGTTCGACTGCATCTGAGGGTTCTGCCGGAGCAGCTGGCCCAGCATTCCGGCAATGGGATTATTTCGGTTCTGGTTCATGGTCTTCTCCCTTCTTATCTCCTCGGTACGGCTTGTGATAAGGTTTTGTGCGTTTTGGCGTCCGTTTGAGGAGCTCGTCCAGCTTCTGCCGAATATCCTCCAGCTCTGCGTTTGCAGGAGCGGCTTCGGTTTCCGGCGTCGTCGGGGCAAAGACCATCGTTTCGATTTTTCCTACGTTCGAGAGGTATTTCACATAGATACAGCTCATGTCATCCTTCAGAAAGATGGCCGGGCTTCCGTTGTTCGGCACCTCGTTGGGACGGACTTCCGCAATATCACGGATGACCCGCCCGGGCAGTGCCGGGACAGAAGCCTGCTGGTATCCATTTTGATTTCCCAGCCCGGGGTACCCCATGGGCTGACTGTTTTGCCATCCTCCCAGACCGTTCACTCCTTGAGGAAGGCCCTGCGGAGGATATGCACCGTAATAAGGGTTCATAGTGTCCTCCTTTGGTTTATAAGCGGTTATTTTCAGTTTTCCAGTGCCTTTCGCATCTGGTCAAAGAAAAACTGGATCACCCGCCCGATGGTCTCATCGGTAATGATCCACGAGATGAATCTGCCATACTTGCTGTTATTCAGGGCCGCTCTCAGCACCTTCGTCACCCAGGCCTTTCGCTCTGCGCCACGCTTTGTGCCCTGAATTTCCTGCTCGGCCCGGGCTATTAAGTCGAGGACGAGAGGCCTTACGGCGGCACCGTAGCCCAATCTGACGCAGCCCAAGACGTAGAAGATGACGCCGCCCAGCATCAGCACTGCCGCCACCGGGGTGGGCAGGATGCTCAGAAGTTTACTCACTGCTGTCTCCATGTTTGGTCGCTCCTTTCATGAGGTACTTAAGAATGTTCTGATGGCACGCTTCCATGCCATCGTGGTTGTTTCCCGAGAGCTGTGCTTCTAACAGGTTCTGCACGCCGTCCAGGATCAGCAGGACAAGGTCATCGAGATTATTGAATCGCCGCATATCCCTGCCCAGTGCATCCTGCACGCTCATCATCCTGGCCTTCAGCAGCTCCACGTCATCCTTCAGATTTTTTATCTCCTCGTTCTGGGCCTTGTCTGGAGCCTCGGCCAGACCCTTGTACTTTTTCCAGAGATCAACCATCTTGTCCAGCGATGCCACAAACCCGAAGAGGCCGATCATCGCTGCACCGACGACTTTCAACGACTCATACAGCTCCATTACGCCTCCCGGAGACGGGTCAGACCCTTCTTCCTGATGATGGCAGGGTAGTTCACCGTCGTCACGTCCAGGTCCACCGGCCCGTTGATACCCGGCACAGAGCCGCTGCTTGTGTGCTGGTGGGCGTTGTACTTGAACCGTACCTTCGGGGTCTTGCCCGTGTAGTCTGCCAGCCACACATCCCATCGCCCGGCCAGTCTCGCCATATCCAGATGAGCGTTGGCAAAGCTGGTGTAGGTATAGAGCTGGGCGTAGAACCCCATCTTCTCGATCTGCTCCAGATGATAGGCCGCCAGATTCGACAGGTCTCCATAGGGCATCCCGATAAGATGGCTCGATTCCAGATCCACCGCCACCGGCATAGTCATCTCTTTCCCGGTCAGGGCTCTCCGCAGCACGGCAAGCTCCCGGTCTGCCTGCTCCTCACTGAAGGCGTCGGTGTAGTAGTAGACGCCAATATCCAGCCCTGCCGCTTTTGCATTGGTATAGTTGTCCTCGAAGGTGGGGTCGATGTAGGGGACACCGTTGCGGTTCCCTACGGCCCGCAGCATCACGCCTTTATAGCCTGCCGCTTTTACCTGCGCCCAGCCCTCCATTTTGATGATCCCCTGCCACCAGCTCACGTCGATGAACCGGTAAGGAAGGTCTCCCTCCCAGCCGGTCACAGCCTCTGCCCCGGGGGGTTCGGGAGGTTCCGGTGCGGGCTTTGCCTCTTCGGCATCCTGCTCGTCCCCCGGACCAAAGATGGCCCGCACAAGCTTTTCCAGCAGCTCCAGCAGTTTATCCATTGTAGTAGTCCTTCCCGGTGATGCGCTTATAATCCTCTTCACTGATCTCTCCATCTGCCACCCTCTTGGCCAGCTCCCGCTTGACCCCGGTGCGGCGGCTTGCGGGCATCTCTGCCCACGTTTTTGTGCCGGCGACCAGTCTGTTTGCCCAGATCTTGTCCATTTTGAAATCCTCCTTACTTGTTGACGGCGGCATCCAGCTCGCACAGCGAGTCCTCGATAACCGCCAGCCGCTCCTGTGATTCCATGTCCTGCTCGCACATGGCGTCCTCGATCCCCGCCACGAGGCCGGGCAGCTCTCTGAGCATCCGCTCCTCTTCCAGCTTCTTGTGGAGCTCTTTCAGGCTCTTATCCATCTTCCAAAGACTCATCCGATAACACCTCCGATCATGGTGATATTGCCACCGACGCCGCTTTCGCCTCGGGCAATCGTCACCTTGTAGTTGAATGCAAAGCCCCTGGCGGCGGTCTTGTTGGCAAAGGCGTGGTGGACAAAGGCCCGGCTCTCGCCGCGCTGGATGTCCGTCACGGTCTCCCACACGGGGCTGTCATCCAGTGCGTTATTGGTCATCTCCACGGTCAGGCTCAGGTCTGTGGGGAAACTGCCCTCCAGCGTCATGGCAGCCACGGCGATGGTGTCGTCCGCCGTCAGGGGGGCGGTCAGGCTCACCTTGGCACTGGTGACGTTTTTGGTAAAGGTTATGTCCTTTGTGCTGGTCAGCGTGCCGTCACTCGCCTCGATGGTCAGGGTGTGGGCTCCGTTCAGCACCTGCTGGTAGCCTTCTTTTTCGTTCAGCCAGTCTACCGTAAGGGTGTCGGTGGTCGCTATGTCCATTCCGGCCGCTGTATGGGTCTCCACGATCCCCATGGTACCGGAGAAGATCAGAGTGGTGTCGTCGCCATAGTAGGCGCTGCCGGTGGCAATATCCACATAGTCGTTCTCCACTACCCAGCCCGGTGTCACAGAGGGCTGGTAGAAGTTGTTGGAGGCGGCGAAATAGAGCTGGTATTCGACGCCCTTTTCCAGCGCGAAATCGCCCATGTCCAGCGCCACGTCGTTGTAGCCGCGGATAATGTCGATGAACTTGTCCACTAGGGCGGTCGTGGAGCCGTACTTGCGCAGGACGGTGCGCATCATACCCGGAGCAAGGCCCTTGACGCGGAATTCCAGCGAGCGGAGTCGCAGGCCCGCTTTCTTGGCCGTCAGCGGCATGAAGAACTCGAACTGGGGGGGATAAGTGTCCCATGCAGGTACGGCTTCCTCGTCGTTGAAGGCCGTCTGCACCTTGACTACCGTACCGCCCACGTCTGTCTTTACGGCTTTCACCTCTCCATCCAGCTTCTCCGTCACCGTCATGAGGTCGCCGTTGGCATCGGTAACGGTATAGTTGAAGTCGAAGGGTGCGTTCTTCTCCCCCAGATCTACACTGTCTGCGCTGACGGTAGGTGCCAAGTTGACATAGACCGTGCCATCGTTAGAGGCAAGTAAAGTAGAGGGAAGAATGAAAGCGGGGCGGACATAATAGTGGGCTTTGTAGGAACCGTAGGTGTAGGTGCCATTGGTATTGACGACCGCGATGTTTTCGTAGCTGTAGGTGTACGGAGAACGCATCCACCAAGCGCCAGCACTGCTGCCGTCGTATGCGATACACTTGCTGTTGCCGTCGGAACTGCTGGGGAAGTATGCCAGCCGCCTGCCGTCCTTCGGGAAAGAGTCGCCATCCATAACCGTCCAGCCCACTTCATAACAAGACAGAAGGAATACCTTGGTGTTCAGGCCTGCTGCGCCAGTGGCAAGGCTGCCGCCGGAACCAATGCCGCTCTGGTACGGAATCTTGACCTGCTTAATAGCGTTGCGAATGTCCGCGTCAATCAGGCTGTAGAACGTATCGTTCAGGTAGCTTTGGATGATGGAACCATCGTAGGAGTTATTGTTTCTGCCGAACGTGACCCTGGTGTAGAGGCCCTTCATCAGCACCCACGTTCCATCACAGCTCGAATCATAGATCGTGGAGTCAGGGTTGCCCTGCTGCACGATAATAAAATCCCTCAGCGTACCGTCCACCTTGATTTTAACGGTGCTGCCCACCGCCATAGCGCCGAGTTTTGTTGCCATTGCTTATCCCTCCTTAAAACTCCACCCGACTCGCCTTCTTGTTCCACACTCCCTCAAGTGCCACGCCGTCGAGCGTATCAAATGCCGAGACGAAACTGATACCGTTTACATCTGTGCCATGCACCATCTCCAGCAGTTTGATACGCACGCCGGTGGCCGCAGCGTCCGCCGCAGCGTTTGCCACCGTGAGGGTCTTGTCGGTGTTGGCAATGGCAGCCGCATCGCCGGCGTATTTCTTTGCAGCCTCTTCGCTCTTTTTGGCCTCGGCCTGACTGTTTGCCGCCTCGTGGGCACTGTTCTCCGCATCCCCCTTGATGAGTTCGGCTTCGTCCTTGCTGGCAGCCGCTGCCGTTTCACTTCCCTTGGCGTTGGTCTCGCTGGTCTTGGCGGCATCTTCGCTTGCCTTGGCGGCATCTTCGCTTTCCTTGGCGGCTTTGGCCGAGTCCACCGTTACCTGCCCTACCGCCAGTACATTCTCCAGCCCCTGGGCAATGTATTCTCGCACCTCTACGCCGTAGATCGCCTTCCGCACTCCTTCTACGGCGGCCTTCATCTTCTTTATGATCTCGTCAAAATTCATCCGATAATCACCTTACTCCTTCAGAAGGTCCATTTTGAATTTTTACCCTACACTGTTCAGGTAGCTGATAGCGCCCACGACCTTGTCTTTCAGCACCGACGCCAGGTTTCCGACGGTCCATTGACGCCGGGAAAGCGAGGCGCTGGTCAGCCCAAAGGTAAAGTCCTTGTTGTCCGGGGCGTCCAGAGGCAGGCGCACCTTGGTGCATACCATCCACATATCAAAGCTGTGGGGCTTGCTCAGGATGTGAGTACGCAGCAGATACCCCAGCTTGTCCACCTTTTCCCCCATGTCCTTCCGGTCAAAGGCCCGGACGGTCAGGGTGGGTTCTGCCTCCTGTTTGTACTTGGCCAGCTCCTCACTGGCAGCAGAACTCAGGGTGCTGTAGCTGGAGGCCTTGCCGTCCACATAGATGTGCCGGGAACGCAGACCGTACCGTTGGATCGACAACGCATTCTCCGATGTGCTGGAGATGGCGTTGTAGCTGATCTTCTTAAAGATCCACCAGCCCTTCTTCACCGTGGTGATGCCGTGGGCCGTTACGCTGTTCACGAGGTCGGAACTGCACTTCTCATTCAGCACAAAGTCCAGCATGTTCACACCGTACTCGATGCTCTGCGCAGTGCTGGGTACGTCCTCAGATTTCAGATAATCGTAGTAGAAAAAGTAGTCCTCGGTACCCGGGTCGTTGGCCAGCCGAAGCCGCAAATATCCCTCGTCCTTGTCCAACAGATAGGTGCTCAGGATGCTCCACAGGCTGCCAAACTGGTCACCGCTGTCACGGGTGTCTACCGAACGGTTGACCACCGTCACCTTGCCCCGCATCATGCAGTTGGCAGGGTTCTCCCCCTTCCGGCTCTTGTCGGCATTCATTACGATGGAAAGCAGACTGGATTCCGAGCAGCTGTTGTAGGAGCTTGCCGAGAGTCGGGTGTTGATCTGCCCCAGCTCGTTCAGGATGCCGTCCGCCGTCACCGTCTTGTCCAGATTGAATTCCAGCTCGCACTCCGTCACACGGCCAAAGAAGATGCACTCGCTGTCCTCCTCCACCATGATCCAGGTGCTGCCCATCACAAAGTCGTCGTAGTAAGGGTTCTTCACCCGGCCAAAGCGGGTCTCGGCCTGGTACGGCACCCGGCACGAAAAGCTTCCTGCCGATTTGTTCTCCAGCTCTACGCTGGGGTCTGCCACGATGCCCTGGGTCTCTTCGCCCTCCACCGAGTCGCCGTAAGAGTCGTACACCAGCACCTTTTTCGTCCAGTTGAACCGGGCCGTGCTGCTGTTGGTAAACTTCACCGATACCTGACCGGCGTATACCTTATATCTCATTTTGAAATTTCTCGCTTTCTGCCCTCTGTAGCAGCGCACTGCCGTTTACGCCCAGACGAAACCTCCCTTGTCCAGTCGAAACTTGACCGTCCTGCCAAAGGCTCCCCTCGTTAGGGGAGCTGGCGTGAAGCGCCTGAGAGGTTCTTCTCCTTACATCGCTCTACAGGTACGCCGGCCGGTAGTCGATGCTCACCGTGGTGTCCTCCTGAGCCTGCACCACCACCACACGGCCGTTGGTGTTCAGCGCAGTACCCACGATGCCAATGTTGGTCTTAACGTCCGGCTTCAGCACAGCGCCCTCACCGGCGTAAAACCGGACGAACCCGCAGAACAGCTCAAAGCCGCCGCAGTCCGGTGCCAGCGCCGCAGCCCCTGTGCCAAAGTCGAAGTAGTCGTTCTCTGTCAGGGCATCCTTGGGGATGTTGGGGGCGTATATCCTGCCGCTGGCCTCCACCACGATCTCGTAGGCGGTGTTCTTGGCAAGCTCAGCGCTCAGATCTGCCGTCAGCTCGATATGCGGCTGAGACAGAACATTCACTGTGCTGGTAATAGGCACCGTAGCACTGGCCATCAGTACACTGGCCCCCTTCTTCCGGATGGATACCGTAGCTGTCCCGGTACTTACAGGACTCACGGTAAAGTTCAGCCCCATAACGGCTATGTCGTACTGCTTTGTCACCAGAGGCATCACAAGAGTCTGCAGCCGGCATTCATAGCTCGTACCCCCGGAGCTGTAGGTCTTCAGGCAGTCAAAGCGGGCCGTGGGCATGGACTCCTGGCTCAGCAGGGTGTAGTCCACTCCATTTTGATTCTGCATGTTCGAGGTTGCCGCGCCGCTGCTGGTCACAAATACAGCGCTGGGCTTGTCCGTAAATACCAGCGGAAACGTCTCTCTCGTCCCGGCCGGCAGGGTCACGCCGTGCATCTTCACGGTGGCCAGGTCGGTCTCAAAGCAAAAGGGGTCCCACAGCCAGTCGTCTCCGTCCTCTGCCAGCAGGTACTTGTAGGGGTACAGCCGGTATTGCAGGGTGATCTTGGCGTGGTTGTACTGCTGGCTGGGAGCCTCGCTCACCCAGATGCGTCCCACCCAGTAAAAAAGCGGGTCGTCGTCCAAAACGATCCGCGTCTGGAATGGCCGGGCCATCTTTTCCTTCAGCCGGGCCATAATATCCTGGTACGCCAGATTTCCCACCGGCCCCCAGAAGTTGTTTTTCTCTCTCCACCGGTCGGTGTCTACGTAGAATTGCCAGTTTCCTTCCCGGTCACTGAACACCGGGTACCCTGTCAGTCCGTGGCTCAGGTCAGCCACGCCGCTCATACCCTCCACTTCAAGAGTCATGGTCTTTTCCGTAGGCGGCTGCACGATCGGCCGACAAACAGGGATCAGATAAAGATCCCTCCAGGTATGTGTGTCACCAATGGTGATCCCATGTGGTATCGTCTTCATCTGGTCCCCCTTTCTCGGTCATTCGGGCGGTGCAAGGCTGTAGTTGATCACGGCCTTGATCCTGCCGTCAGAGTCGGAGGCATAGCTGCTTACCCAGCATCTCCCCCGGTAGCTCGTAATGTTTCCTTTTCCGTCCGGCACGTCCACCAGCACTCTCCGACCCTGCAGGTAGTACAGCAGGGCGTGGTAAGTGGCAAGCCATGTGCTGTCTGTCACCATCCATCCATCAGATTCTTCCCGGTGGATGTCTCCGTAACAGTCCCAGAAGGTGTGGCTCTTGCCGTCCGGTTCATAGTAAAATGTCCAGCTCCCCTCAGCATTCTTGAACACCCGCTTCTCCAGCGGGGCATATTCAATGGTGCCGTGCCAGGGAGCTGCTTCCAGGGTGCGGATCTGCTCCTCAAAGGGAGCCACTGTCAGTGGGTCTGCCGGGATCAGCATCAGTTCGTCGGTGCTAAAGCTCTTCACCGGAGCTTCGGCGGGGATATGGAAGGTCAGCCGGGTGTACAGCTCTGCCCCTTCCGGGGTCACGTCTCTGCCAATGCCCATCCTTACCGTCCTCTCTCCGCCAGCTCGCCAAGGGCGGTGTTCATGTCGCTCTTGATCTCGCCTACCAGCTTCCGGCTGTTCATCACGACCTTCATGCCGGCCACAGCCCTTGCCACACCGTCGATCCGCTCGCCCATGCTCTGGATCGCATCCACCACATCACGGTTCCCGCTGGCCGACAGGGTCTCCGGGTCGTTGGGGTCTGCTTTTCCATTTTGACGATTGGCGTTCTGGCTCACCGTCCCGGCAAGATTTGCCGAGCGGGTTGCGCTCAGGGTCACGGCCCGGTCTCCTTCCAGGCGGGAGTCCATCCAGTCCAGAGCGTTCTCTGCATTGGTCAGATCTACCACCGGCTGGATGCTGGGGTCGCTTTCGTCGTTCAGCACGTCCAGCAGTCTCATGGCGCTGCTCTGGGCAATGTCCAAAGCGCCATCTGCCACGGCCTCAAGGCTCCGGTTCACGCCATCAGAGGTGTTCGTGATGCCGTTCGCCAGACCTTCCATCAGGTAGCCACCGATCCCGGCAAATACCGTCGAGGGCGAGTGGACGCCAAACAGCTTCTTCACGCCGCTGATGATGCCTGCAAAGGGCGAGATGATAAAGCTGCCAAAGGTCTTTGCACCTGCTTTCACGCCTTTTCCGAGGCCGCTCACGAGGTTCGAGCCGATGCGCTTCATGCCGTCCCAGAGTCCCGAAGCCTTCTCCTTGATCCAGTCCCAGGCCTTGCCAATACCGGCCTTCACCTTGTCCCAGTTTTTCACCACGGCAGTGCCTACCAGGGCCGCACCTGCAACACAGGCACCCACCAGCAGTCCGTGAGGGCCGAGGCTGGCGGCCACCTTGGCAACACCCATGCCCACCTTGGCCAGAGTTCCCGAGGTGGCAGCTCCGGCAGCGGTGGCAGCAACCTTGGCGGCTCCCGCAGCCTTGGCAACGGTGGTCACACCGGAGGCCACATTGGCGGTGGCAGTCCCCACGCTGCTCAGTACCGGCACCAGGTCTGTGGCGGCTTTTGCGACTTTCCCAAGGCCCAGAGCACTCTTCCCGGCGCTGAGCCATTTTGAGATCCCGCTTCCTCCGCTGGCAACGCCGGTGCTCTTCCGGCCCAGAAGTCTCTTGATAAAGTCCAAAGCCTTGGAGAAGAATCCTCCGCCGCCGGAGCCTCCCAGGTTCATCCCTCCCAAGAGCTTCGAGAGTAGCTGGGCAAACAGGCCGTTGCCGCTAAAGGCGCTCCGCAGTGCATTCCCAATGGCCTCGCTCAGAGTCCGGCCAAAGTCCGTGCCTACAATGTCCAGCACAGCCTCAAGCCCACTGGCCACAGCACTGCCCCAGTCGCCCCGCATGGCACTTACCACAGCGTTCATGGTGGCGGCCATGGTCTCGCTGGCACCCTCTCGTGAGTACAAGCCGATCAGGTTAGTCAGGTTCTCTGCAAAGGCCGGGTTTACTTTCTTCCATACCTGGTTGAACCCGTTGTAGATGGGTTTCCAGTTCTTCGAGATGGTATACCCGAGCTGCATCATGGCCTGCTTGCCGTTTTCGCTCATGTCAAACGCCGAGGCCAGACTCTCCGCAAATCCCACAAAGTTGTACTGCTCGTCCTGCAGCTCTGCCAGTGCGTCCAGAGCCTCTTCGCTGTCCTTCTTGCCCTGGGCTACGTAGAAGTCATAGGTCTTCTGGTATTCCGTCAGCTTTTTCAGCGAGGTGCTCATGTTGTGCATGGCAGCGCCCACGCCCATCAGAGAGCTCATGGTTCCCTGCATGGCAGCACGACGGGCTTCCTTGGAGCCTTCGCCGTACTTCTCTACCGCCTGTTCGTAAGCGCTTTCCCGCTCCGAGAGGCTGCCGTCATCGTACAGCTTTTCTAGCATCTTCTGTCGGTTCGATACGATCTTGGCTTCCTTCTCGTATCGGGTGATCTGGTTGGCAAACTGGGTAAGCTGGGCCTTCTCAAGCTCGTTGATCAGCTCCTGCTGCTCCTTCTGCTCTTCCAGATACTTCCGGTATGCCACCTGGGTCTGCTGGCTCTGCTCCCCAAACTCTTCCTTGAGCTTGGTATATTCCTCCTCGGCAGCCGTTACCACCTTGGCCTGTGCATCGATCTTTTTGTTGATCTGCATCATCTGCCGGTTCGAGCGCTCTGCTACGGTGGCGGTGTCCTCGTACATGGATACCCACAGGTCGTACTCGTCCTCGGCAGTCTTGGCGTCGTTCTCATACCGGCTCAGCACATCACCCCAGATGTCGCTGTGGCGGCTCTGCCTCAGCTTCTCAAGATTGGCCTTCTCATCCAGCAGGGTGTTGTAGGCATCCTTGGTCTTGTCGTTCCCGGCACCTACCCGGGCCAGCAGGGTATCGTACTGCTGCTGTGCAATGGCCACTCGGTCTGCCTGCAGCTCGATCTGCTTGGTCACCACCTCGGTCCGCTTTGCCAGCAGCTCCTCGTTGGTCACGCTGTGCTCGCTCTGCAGCTCCCACAGGGCGGTCTCCTTGCTCAGCGCATCCTGCAGGTACTTGTTGGCCTTCAGCTTCTTGCTGTACTCCTCTGCAAGGGTCTCCGCCAGAGTTTTGCCCTTACCCTTGCTGCTGGTTTTGCCCTTACCTCCAGTGCCGGTTGGTTTATTGTCGCCATCATCCTCGTCTTTCTTGACATCGGTCTCTCGGTCCTTGTCCGTGATATTGGATTTGTTACTCACCCCGATAAGTTTCGAAGTCCAACCGCCATTCAGAATGTTTTTCTTGAAGTCGTCGAAACTCGGAATATCGATTCCGATCCCGCTCAACGCACCGTTGATGGCGTTGGCAACATCATCTCCGAGACCAGGAGCCATCGTATTGATACGGTCCGTAAAGCCCTGGATGTAGCTTGCAGCGTTGTTTTCACCGCCGGTCTTGCTTGCGTCATTGGCTTTGTTCGTGCCGGTCGCGATCGCATTCGCTGCGGCTTCCTTCACTTCCTCGGGCTTGTTTTCAAGCTCCTTTGCTGCACTGTCCACCTCAGCAGCACTGGTCTTCGCAACAGCGGCACTATCTTGCGTTGCCTCAGCAGTTTCTGTGATCTTATCGGTTGCTCGGAGCATGGAGTTTGCGCAATCGATGGTGGCGTAACTCACCTCGCCGGTATCGCTGGTCAACTGCACCAATCCGGCCGTCTGGTCCTCCTGCGCTTTCGCGGATATGGCCGTTGCCTCGGTCGCCTTCGTGGTCGCCTCTGCATTATCGTGGTAGGCTTTCGAAGCACGATCGGTGGCCTCGGTATTTGCCTCTGTAGCAGCGGTATCACTCTTGGTCGCTTCGGTCTTCTCTTCTCTGGATTTCACGGCCCGCTCGTTGGCAGCGAGACCCTTTTCCATCGCATCGCCAGCCTCATCGATACTTGTGCCGAACGCATTAAGGATCGGGTTGAAAATACCGTTGAAGATCCGTCCGATGGGACGGTCGTAGTTCGTGAATGTGTCGATCCAACTCTCCAGACTGAAGGGGTTGATCCACTTGTTCGCAATATCCGCATGCTCGTCAAACCAGCCCGTGATCTGACTCCAGAGATACTCCAGTGCGCCCTTGATACCTCCATTGCCATCTTCGCCTGCCCATGCCCACTTGATCGTCTCTACGACCACAGTGATGGCGATCTTGAGCAGTGCAATGAGGGCAAGCGTAATAGGCTCAGCGCAAGCAATAACGGTGTTGCATATCACATTCACAACGGCGATCAGCGCATCCTGAATATCAGGAGCTGCTTCCTTGATAGCCTGACATACCGGATCGGCGAACATGGCCAGCACCGCAAGAATGCCTGCCGCGATGCTGAACTTGATGAGGCCTCCTGCAAACACACTAAACGCTTTTGCCAGCCCGATCATCGCCGCAGCCACGGTGTTCATGCCAATGGCGATGGGCGGGGTTGCGCCGATGACCCCGAGGCCGATAAGCGCTCCTGCCATGCCCACTATGCCGGCAATGACTCCGTCAAGGCCGATGCTTGCCAGGCCTTTAAGCGCCGGGGTCAGGATCAGCAGCGAAGTCGCCAACATCAAGCACGCTGCCGCAACGCCAGTAATGTTCGTTGAGGCAAAGCCGAGCCCAACGCATCCGGCAACAAGAATTGCCATAGAACCGCCAAGTGCTATCAGCGCAAGAACCAGCCCCTTCGGGTCAGTCTCCGCAATCGTGTTGAACGCCACGGCCATCTCGATGAGCGCTGCGCCCATTGCCACAAGTGCTACTGCTGCGGCAGTGGTCTGCATGCTGTTTTTGGCAAGAGCGCTGACAGCAGCAACAAGCCCGATCAAGCCGAGAGTGACCGCTGCTGCACCTGCACCGCTTTCGTCGGTGGACATGGCCTGTCCCATAAGTTTCACGGCTCCGGCAAGAACCACAAGCGAGGTGCTGGTCAGGACCATGGCTTTGGAAGCCTTCAGAACCTTCTTGGTCTTCAGCTTACTCAGAGCAGCCAGAGCGATTCCAATCATGGCCAGCATACCCACTGCGCCAACCATTCCGGCTTTCATTTCTTCCGAGCCTAATGCGGCAAAGGCAGCAACGGCCCCTGCAGCGATCAGCAAGGAACTGGCAATGCCGTTCAGTGCGATCACCAGACCCGCCATTTTGCCGAGGTAAACGATCACCTGATCAAGCGGCTTGGGGTTCACCTTTCCAGAAAGCTTCTGCGCCCATCCAGCCGAGACCAGCAGGATGGAAAGTGCGATGGAAACGCCATTGATGACTTCGCAGGCATCATTGATGTCCAATCCATTTTGAGCAGCCTTGGCAAGGGGGATCAGCGCAAGTGCGATCATGTTGATCGCTGCGGCAGCAGCTATAAACTGGCCCGCTCCTTGCAGGTTGCCAAGTCGGTAGTTCATCATGCTCATAACGCCTGTCACGCCGATCAGCATGGCGGCGATGTGGGACAGTGCGGTTATGGCAGTATCTACCTGTCTTTCAGGCAGTTTGGAGATCTTCACAAAAGACGTCACGAGCGTGCTGATACCAAGGCTGATCGCGGCGATCGTCCCAAACAGCTTGGCCGTATCCATGCCGGTCAGATCGGTCTTGGCCAACAGTTTGAGTGCGCCGATCATCACAAACAGACTGGTTGTGATCTTGTACAAAGCATCCGTTGCTTTGACTGGATCTTCGATCCGGCTCAGCAGATAAATGCTTGCACTTATGATCCCCACGGAAGTAGCAAGACCTTTTGCAATGATAGCCAGATTGTTGGTCGTATTCTTCTTCGTCCAGGTATTTACAGCATTGGTCAGACTGTTGAGGAAGCTGGTCACAGGGTTTTCAAGCAGCTTCTTAAAAGAAATGCTTGCAATGCTCATCGCTTTCGACAAGCCATAGATAGCAAGGCTCAGCGCACCTACATCCAGCAACGCCAGCAGTCGATAGATGTCCACGCCTTCCTGCAGGTTAAAGAAATCCTTCAGCGAAGCGATCGTGTTTTTGCAGGCAATGGCGATCATGTTCAGCACTCCGCCCATGGTACCGCCAAAGTCGATTAAGGCCGCTTCCGCTTTTTCCGGAAGACTTACCACCGCATCTTTGATCCGTTCCAGCAGTGGCACCTGCTCCGTGGCAAAGCCGCTTACTGTAGTTCCTGCTTTCTTGAACCCGCCAAAAGCGCTTCCGATCAATGCGCCGATACCATCGAATGCTGCAAACAAAATGCTGCCAAGCACCTGTATTGCACTGCCGATGACTCCACTGGCCGAGACACTTCCACGCTTCAATTTATCAAGCATGACGGTCACGGCATCAACAACAGAGGCAAAAGCACCAAACTGGCCCTTGGCGGTCTCCATATCGCCGCCTCGCACGAACACCCTGAATCCGCTCCAGAGCTCCTGGATAGGCTTCAGCAATCCCCCGATAGCGTTCACCAGGATCAGTACAACATCGCTCAGGCTGTCCGCATAGTCGATGCTATAGTTGATGTAGCTCAGGACGTCGCCGATTCCGGACCCAATAGTCAAAAGCAGATTCGTTATCGGACTCATGATGTCCAGCAACCGGCCGATCACACGGCTGGCGGTTTTCACAACGATGCTGACACCTTTAAGGCCTACGCGGATCGTGCTGAAAAGTCCTTTGAAGACATTGTTTACTTTTTCCGCTGTTTCGTCGCTGAGTTTGAGGCTGCTGGTGAGATCATCGAACCCTTTCAGCATATTGTACAGCGGGCTTCCGTCCGTCATGAACACCTCGTTAAAGGCGTCGCGAACAGGCTCGAGTACGCTGTCAATACCCTCCAGAATATTCAGGATACCGGCAAAAAAGTGCTCTCTGCCGGAGAGCTGGTTCATCTTCCCGGAAAACTCTTCCAGGTCAACGACTCCATTTTGAATTTTGTCGGCCATGTTGGCATAAGCGTTTGCCAACGCATTGATCTTATCTCGGTCAAGGTTCTTGGCATTGAGCTCTTCATCGCTCATCTGGGCCATCCGGGCGTACCCTTCTGCCTGATCCCAGATCACGTCAGCAAGCTGCTGCGCCGTAACGCCGCTTTCCTCCAGCGCCTTCTGAAAGCTTCCCGCATCTTCAATGGCCTCATCCGTCAGCAGACCCTGCCGCTTCAGGCTTGTTTCCAGCAGATTCGTAAAGTTGTCAGTGGCGTCACTAAACCCCTCAACGCCGAGAAGCTGATCCAGTCCGGAGTCAAAGGCGCTTTTTAGCCAGCTGTTTCGAGCATCCTGCCCTCCGGCAAAGATGTTCCAAAACTGCTCTGCAAGCCCACTCCAAAAATGCTTGGCTTCTTCGTAGTTGCCGAACAGAATATCAAACGTCTCCATCCAGCCGGAGCTCACAGCGTCCTTCGTGGCGTCAACTGCTTCCGAGAAACTCTTTGCTTCCTGTGCCGCCTTAAACGCTTTTACCGTAACTTCGTCGTACTGGTCGGCCAAAGCTTCGATGGCCTGTGAGGCCTGCATTCCAGGGTTAGCATCCACCATCTTTTTGACGGCCTGGGTAAACTCGGCGAGCTTACCAAAAGCGGTCTCCATGACCTCTTTATCGGCCCACTTGTCCGCAAGGCTGCTGCTGAAGCTGCCTATGGTGACTTCGCCTTCCTTGATCTTTCCCAGCTCAACGCCCGTTGCGATAAGCTGCTTTTTCAACTCAGCGGTAGCAACACCCGCAAGCTCTACCGATTTCCAGTCCATCAAGGTCAGATGGCCGGCGCTGTAACTCTGGTTCAGGTTATAGATCACTCGCGAGAATTCGCTGGCACCTTTACCTGCATAGGCCGTTGCGTTGGCGATACCCATGATCATGGGGATAAGCTTATCAATGTCGCCGCCGGCAGCGGTAAGCTGGCCAAGGCTTGCAGTCATGTCCGTAAAGCCGTAGCTGGTCTCGTCCGAGTACCACATCAGCTTATCCAGATACTGGTTCACCTTGGTAATGCTTTTGCCGGTGGCGTTCATGATAGTCTGAACGCTGGCGGTTTTCTGAGCATATTTGCTCCAGCCTGCGGTGATCTGATCCAGCGACAAACTCTTCACAAGCTTCTCGCCGGCATTGATGGCCTTGTTGGTAATGTTCACCAATACCGTGGCGGCCATAATATCCAGAGCCGAAAACTTCTGCTGCAAGGTGTCCAGCGAGCGGTTCATGGTGGCAAAGTCCACCTTCTCCGCAGCCGCATCCAGCTTCTCAAAGCCCTTTTCGGCCCCTTTGAACTGCAGTTTCTCCATCATCCTGTCGATGGAGTCCATGGACTTTTTTGTGTTTTTCTCAAAGTTCGTATTGTTGAACTGCAGTTCTACAACACGCTGGTCTACTTCACGGCTCATTCTGTTTTCACCTCGCCCCATGCCCGCTCTGCGATCCTCTCAAAAACAGGACGCATCGCCGGGTTTATGTAATCCACTCCCTCTACATATCCGCCGTTCCGGGTGCCGTGTCCGTACTGCAGGATCACCGCAATGGGCACTCCATCCACAATGTTGGAGTTGGACCATGTAATGGTGATGGTGTTCTCGTCCCGGTGTACGGCATAGCTCCAGCTTGCGGCGGTCTTTCCGGTGTCCTTAGGGGTGGCCATCTCCAAAGCCTCTACACCCTCCCGACCATACTGAGCCAGAATATCATCCAGCTTCAGCGCCGAGCACCGCTTCAAAAATCCCTTTGTTTTCTTCCAGTCGCCTTTCTGTCGGCACACGATCACCTTTGGCATTTCTTACCCCCTCGTGTGCAGCTTCGCTTTCCGCTGCTCATTCAGCATCCTCTGCTGAGCCATTGCCTCGGCCTTGCTCATTTTCCGGGGCGGGTTGTTGGTTTCCTGGCCCACCCGCAGCAGCGTCAACAGTCGGTTCAAATGCCACTTTTCGCACTCCTTGGGTATCCCAAGCTGGAACATCTGGTAGTACAGCACCTCCGCAGTGGTCTCTGTGCCTCCTCGCCTGGGGCGGGGCTTCTGTTTTGCAGTCTTCCCGTCCCTGGGCTCGTTCGGCTTTGGCTCGCCCCGGAACCAGGTGGCAGTCATGGGGTCGTCCATATATATGTTAATGTCATTCATCTGTTCTCTCGTTAGCCGCCGGTATACCTCGGGGTCAACCCCCTTCGTCACGGTCATACAGCGGATATAGTCCATCTGCTGCTGAGCCGTCAGGTTTCCGACGTTCGACAAAAACGGAATATGCCATTTGCTTTCCCAGTTAGCCAGGGAGAGCAGACTGTGCTCTAACTTCAGCTCAACGGGCTTACCGTACCGGAACTCGGCCTTCTGTGGGTCCCAGCTCTGTGTTCCAGCTATTTTGATGGTCAGCATCGTCTGCTCCTCCTGGCATCAAATGTGTGGGCAGCGTGCTATGCAGTACGCAAAGCACGGTTCGGTATCATCAGGTTACGGGTTCAGCACAGCAAGGCCGGGCTGAGAAACAGGGGGCTTGGCGGCCTCATTGGTCAGGTCTTTGGGCAGAATGCCGTTCACAAAGTCCTCGGCAGCCTTGCCGTCGCCGCTCAGCAGCTCGATGTACAGGTCGCTGTAGGCCTGGGTAGCCATAAAGTCATCCAGAACCTGCTGGTTCTTCACGAACTTCCGGCCGTCGGGGCTCAGCACACCATAACTGGCGCAGATGATCTTCTTGAACAGGTGGGTCAGCTCAAGCTGGTTCTTTGCCTCCACGATCTTCTTCACCGTCTCCACAAAGCCGCCGTCGGTGCAAAGCTGCATCTCCATGATCTCGGCCTTGGTCAGGTTGAAATAGTAGTCCTCCGTACGCTCGGTACCACCAAAGTCCACGGTGGTCATCGTCTTCTTAAGCATTTTTCTTCTCCTTTGTCCTGTTATTAGGCAGCGGCTGCCTCGGTGTCGGTGATCAGCTTGATCAGCTCATCCGGGCTGGGCAGGGTGGCCTCGCTGGCAGCCTCAACACCGGAACCACCGTCAGAGCCCCAGAGCTTGTTCTGGATAGCCAGCACGGTCTTCTCCTTCAGCTTCGAGCAGTCGATCTCCATGTGGCAGGTGGGGCGATGGCCCTTGACATTCACAGGAGAAGCGCTGCACTCCCAGCTGAAGGTGATGGCGTCGGGGCTGTCGTTGATGGTGGCGTAGCTCTTCTCGCTGGGAGAAGCGGTGCTGTTCCATACCACGTGGATCTTCTGGCCAGCCTCATCGGTGATGTCGTTGCCCTTGGTGGTCACCCAGCTAAAGCCAAAGGCCTTGCGCTTCTGCTGGCCAATGGTCACGCCGGTAGCCACACTGGCAGAGCCATCACAGGCAGCCCACTCATCAGGGTAGGTGTAGGCCTCAATGGTATAGCCGTAATCCTCGGCGCTGCGCAGGCTGGCATACTTGATGTCGTCAGCATACAGCTTGGTCTCCTCCGCACCAGAGGGGCTCTCGGTCACAGCAGTCAGGCCATTCCAGGCAGCACCCTTCTCGTAGGTGCCCTCAGTGGTCATGGGGTACAGAACGCCGCACTTGGTGCCCATTTCGTAAAATTTCTCGCCAACAGCGTCCCAGATCAGTCTTCCCATAGTCTTTCCTCCTTCTTAAACATAGGTCGTAAACACAGTGTGATATAAGTTTTCCGAAACAAAACAGCGGTCGTAGGCGCATTTCGGCAATACGCTTACGGCCGCTTTCAGTTTCGAGTCGGGGTCGTTATCCATCACCGTCACCGTATAATGGGGATGCTGGATATAAACTCCGTCATTGGCGTGCTCGTTCCGGATACGGCTTTCGCTGTACACGATGCAGGGGTATTTCAGCTTGTATCCGGCAGGCGGCTGAAAGTAGAGGTTCTCTTTCCCGGTCGCCTCCCGCAGTACCTTCCGCAGCAAAGCGTCAAGCTTCAGGCGTGGTTCCATTCCAGATACCTCCTAAGGTCAGCACCAGTCTTGGGTACTGCACTTTCACGTTCGTGATCTTCCAGTGCTGCCCGCAAAATGTGGCATATCGCATGGCGTAAAGGTTGTTTTGTGCAAATGGGTCGGCTACAACGCTCAGTTGGTTTCCTACTGTAACGTCCTCATTGATCTTGTCGCTCCCCTGCATCAGCCGCCCAAACTCCAGCACGTCGCCATAATAGCTCCGCTCTACGATCCGTTCTACGAATACGCTTGGCGCTGATTCTTCCGTATCCTGCGCAAACCCGATCTTCCCGCTCCATTTCATAGTAGATCCTCCCTAAGGAACCTGAGTTGGGGTGCCCAGCAGCCGCTTCACTGTCGCTCGCGTCTCGCTGACCCCGGCCAGTTCCTCACTTCGCTGTTTCCGCCACTGGCGGCGCTCAGTTCGTCACCATTTTGAATTTTGTCCGGAAGGTTAGTTTGTTATTGCTAACTCGATGACCTGCTTATTACTCCGCTGCCACGGTGCAGGTCGTAGCGGTAGTGCCGTCATACACCACCACACCGGCAGCCAGCAGAGCGATAGGCAGGTAGGTCTTGGCGCCGTCCACGATCATCAGGCGGCCCAGCTTAAAGGCCTTCTCCACGTCATCCTTCTTCGCCTGGGTCTTGTGTGCCTCGTCCTCGTACAGCTTCTTGTCGGTGTGCAGGTAGGCAACGTAGTTAGCCACATGCAGGTCATAACCGGTCTCGTAATAGGGTTTCAGCATAGTTCTATCCTTTCTCTTTAAGCAGCCCACTCCACGGCCATGGCGCTGAAGGGCGTGGTCAGAGCGCCGGAGCAGCGGGTCTCGATGAGGTACTTCTGTGCGTTGAAGTCGATGTCGAAGTCGTCGAACATGGAGACAGCGCCGCCCTTGTCTGCGCCCACAGTGTAGTCGGCCAGGTTCACGATCAGGCAGACCAGGTCACCGCCCTTGGCACCCTTGCGGCCCTCCATCTCGGGGATGGTCACAATATTCTTTACACGCAGCTTGCGGGCCAGAGCAGCCTCGTCGGCATACAGAGTGTGGCCGATGCCGTCCTCCAGCAGGAGCATCTCGGTCAGGGCGTCCTCGGTGGTGAACAGGGTGGGGGTGCCGGAGCCGCGGTACTCCTTGCGGCTGCGCAGGATCTGCTTGATCAGGGCCTTGTACTTGTCCTCCACGGTGGTCAGGCCGGTGGTCTTGCACTGGACCTTGATGGTAAACAGGTCGCTGTCGTTGAACACAGGACGGATGCAGTTCTCATCGATCTTATCCTCAGAAGCAGCCAAACGGCCGTCGCCCAGCAGGTAAGCCAGAGTCAGCTCACGGTCCAGCTTCAGGCGCATCTCCTTCCTCAGCCATGCCACAACGTCGAAGCTGGTAATGTCGATGACGTCGTCGCGGTCCAGCTTCTGCTTCTTGTACACGGTGGTGGGGCTGGTGGAGCGGCGCAGCAGGCCAAAGACCTCTTCCTTCTTGAAGTTGCCCTTGAAGTAACCCTTGGCGCGGGCATCTTCCTCAGTCAGGTCAGCGAACATGCTCTTGATCCGGCTGAAGGGGACGTGGTGCACAGCGCCCATGACCACGCTCACCCAGTCGTCGGGCTTGTCGATGATGCGGGGCGTGGTATCCAGCAGGTGATCCTCGGGGAACAGCCACTCCACATTGTCGATGCTGTGGCTCAGATAGGCCAGCTCCTCGCCGGTGATGTCCGAGTTCTCGAAAGCCGCCTTCATGGTGCCGCTGCTCTTGGCACCCTTGATAACAGCGTTGATGTCGTCGATGCTGTGCTTCAGCACGGTCTCAGTGGTGTCATGGTCAAACACATTCTGCTTCACGGTCGTATCCTCCTCACCGTCGTCTTCGCCGTCCTCGCCGTCTGCCTCTTCCATTGCAAGGCCAACAAGCGCATGACAGCATTCTTTCTGCTCATCGGTCATGCTGTTGTACACTTCCTCGAGTGTCTTACCGTTTTTCTTTTCGTCCGCCATTCCGGCATCCTCCTGTTTCGTGTCGTTTCCGCCGTCGGTGCTGTGGGTCAGCTCCTCCAGCGGGTCGCCATTCGGGTCCAGCCCGTGGGTCAGGCTCAGGCCCTCGTCGTTGTAGATAAAGGCCTCACCCTCATCATAATCTTCATCGGCGCTGTGCTTCACCACCTCGTCGATGAGCGCACCCGGGTTGCAGCCTGCCAGTACGAGGCTCACTTCCCGGATAAAGCCGTGTTTCACGGTCTTACCCACCTTCTGCAGACCGTTGGCATAGATGGAAAAAGCGCTCAGGTCGCCGTTCTCCACGCAAGCCTTAGCCGTCCGGCCGGTGTCTGTATCGTTGAACTTGGCGTAGCAGTATACGCCCTGGGGCCGGTTCTTCAGCAGACAGTGGCCGATGACATTGTCCACGCTCGAGTGATCGTGGTTGTACACCATCGGCACGGTCTTGCCGTCGCACTCCTTAAAGGCGTCCGGCGCGATGGTCAGTCCATCGTAACAGCGGGTGTTGGCCTTCGTGGCCCATCCGCTGCAATCGTAATCGATAGCCATTTTGAAATTCAGCATCTCCTTTCCAAAGTTTTCATGTTCCTTACTCCGACAGCGCTCTGCCCACAGCCTCTCTGCCTCTCGTCAGCATCCTCTACTGCTCTGAGACCGCTTCGTTGGACTGGCTGATGTTCGCATTCCGCAGCTCATCCGCCTTCGGGTCCTTCGAAGGCTTCATGCCGATGGCCTGCCGCATCTCGTTCGAGGTCATGATCTCGTTGCGGGTAAACTTGTCTGCGATCTCTGCCACAGCCGACACCGGCGTCAGCTTGAACGGGTCGCGGAAGAACAGCACGCTCTCGCTCTTTTCGTCTCGCTGCTCTTTCGTCAGGAACTTCCGTTTGAACTCATCCACAGCGGCCGCCACGATGGGCTCGATGGTACGGTTCTCGTAGTTGGTCATCACCTTGTCGTCCGCAGTGCCGTTCATGATCTCCGGTGTGATACCCAACTGGCTGTATGCCATGTTGGTCAGGTATTCCACACTCTTCAGAACATTGTTTTCCAGACTGCGGTTCAGCTGGGTGATGTGCTCCGTACCGTCCGTATAAGCCACACCGTACTTCGAGCCTGCCAGCTGGTCTTCGATCTCCTGCCGCCGCTGCAGGGCCTGCTGTTTGCGGGCCTCGCTCTTCACGACGTAGGGCAGCTGGATGATGAGATCGAGCTTCCCGGCTCCAACCTGCTCGTCGATGACGTCCATGAGGTGGAGCTTCCGGGTCAGCTGCTGGATGGTTCCGTTGGGCTCGTTCATCACGGCGTAGAAGGGATTCTCGATCAGGGCTACCCGGTCCTTCGGCAGAGTCACCTCTTCCTTCTGTCCGGTCTTCTCGTTGTAGAGCTCTACCCGCACATTGGCAGGATACCACTCCTTCACCTTGCCCACCCGCATGGACTGGATGTCCATTTCGCCGGTCGCTTCATTCAGCTCCACGTCCACCGGCACCACGGCGATGACGCCCTCGTCCAGCATGGACAGGAACATATCGAACCGCATCCCCCGTCCGGTCTGGTCGATGTTGGCTGAAAGGTTCAGACAAGAATTAAGGCCCGACGAAATGGTTTCGCTGTAGCGTCCGTTTTCATCGAGCCTTACGTGGTTGATGGTAATGGCCGCAGCATCCATGGCGATTCGGGTGTAGATGGCCGAAATGATGGTGCGGTCGCTTGTCCGGGTCATCCGCACCCGGTCGGGGCGATAGCTGTATCCACCGCCGTAGTATATCTTTCCGGGAGGGTCCCGGTTCGTAAAAGCGTTCCACGCCCTTTTCAGGCGGGAGCCAAAGGTATTAAGCATCTTTAGATCCTCCCGGGTCAGTCGTCCTTCTTCTGGTCATCTTTCTTCTGCTGATCCTGCTTTGCGGCACTGCCGTTCACCACCGCATTCGCCAGTTCAGGATTGCCCAGCACATCCGAAACGAATTTCTTCGCGCCATAGCTCATCACGCCAGCAGTAGCCTTGGTCAGCACCTGCTTTCCGGCGTCCGACATGACCTGCTTCACAAAACTCTTGCCGCCGTACACATCGTTCCGCAGCTGCTTCACGTCCTTCTGGAGCTGTAAGCGCTCCTTCTCGGCCTTCAGCTCCTTGTTAGGGTCATCGACCCGGATGTTGGTCTGCCCCTCTAAGTCGCGGTACTGCTTTTCCATCTGGAGCCGGTTGATGCGCGCCCGCAGCTCCTCATCGGAGTAATCCTCGGCTTTCCTGCCCGAGCGCTTCGGCGCATATTCCACCTTGGGTTCTGCGTCCTCACCGGCGTTTCCGTCTCCATAGTGCTTCCTGCCCGCGGCCGTCAGAGTGCCGTCTTTGTTCTGGTACCGCCGCACGCCCCACTTCATGCCCTTGATGCCCCAGTGATAGAGTTCATTTTTGTAGGTCTGCACTTTACCATCACCTCACTTTCCCTGCGATGTCAACTTCCGCTTCAGCATCAGCGCAACTCTCTGTACGCCCTTCTGTACCGCCCGCTTCCGACGTGCCGCCGACATTTTCTTGTTATACCGCTTCTTAGCGGCTTTCATGCGGGCTTTCTTTTCCTTGCTCGTCTCTGCCTCGGCCCGCTTTTTTCGGTACATGTTGTCCCGCAGTCTCGTCACCTCGTCTCCCGAGATGTACTTCTTGCGCAGCTTCAGCTTACCGTCTTTATCCTCGTACTCCTCAGTAGCTACCCACGCACCGCGCCCGTTCGGATGCCTCTCTCGACGGTATTCCCCCGTAAGGCGGGCTTTGCCGTTCAGGATCTTCTGCTTGGCCCACTCTTTCTGTTGGGCGCGGGTCGGCTTCCTGTCGGGGTCATCGCCTCTGCTGATTGCCCGGCTTCTCCGGTAGTTGTCGTATGCTTCCTTGCTGTAGAAGTAGTAATACTCTGTGTTGCCGTTGCGGTCAGTCCCGGCTTCCACTCTCTGGTAATACTTATTGTTCTTCCGCTCGCTGCCCTTCCCGAACAGCCCGTGCTGCATGAATTTCCAGTAATCCATTTTGATTTCTCACCTCCGGTTTATCAACCCTCACTCAAACGCATCCCGGTTCTCCTTCCACGCCACATAGGCATCCATCATGGCGGCCACGGCGTCGATCTTCTGGTCCTTCCTCTTCTTGTAAAGCTTTCGGTTTCCATTCGTGTCCACCAGCGCCACGCAGTTTCCCATGGTAAACTGCATCAGCTTTTCGTCGAAGATGAGCTTCCGCTGCTCGCTTAGCTTCTTTAAGTCGCCCAGCGGCACGCTTTCCGTCCGCGCGCCCTGAATGACCTTGGTGATGCCGAAGCTGCCGTTCTCGGTCGCCCACCTCTCCACGAAATCCTTGGCGTTGTACGGGTCGTACCCGAAGGCCCGGATGTCGTATTCGTTCTGCTGGATAAAGGAGTCAAGGTCGTCGTATACCTGCATCATGTCGAGGATGGTTCCGTCAAAGACGAACAGCGTCCCCTCCTGCATGAACTCCTCATACTGCTGCCGCCTGGAGATTGGCAGCTTGCTTAGGGTGTAGCTGGTAATGTAGTCCCGCGTCTTCACCCCGAAATATCCGTTGGAAAGCGGAAACAGGAACGTAAAGGCGCAGAAGTCGTCGCCCCGGCTCAGGTCAGCTCCCATGGCGCATGGCATCTGCCAGAAATCACGGTGCCGGTGACATAGCGTCTCCTCATACGAGAAGAAATAGGTATACCCCTCCATGGGCAGGTTGAAGCGCTTTGCCAGAATATCATTCCTGGAGCTGGGCGATTTCTCTGCGCGCTCCACGTCCAGCTGGTAGGTCTCGTAGGTAACGGTCTTTCCGAGGTTCGGGTTCGCCTTCAGCCACATCTCCGGCTTGCCGACTTCGTCAATAGAGTCCAGTTTGTAGTACCAGATGGAGACGTGGGGATTGATGTATTCTCCCTTCAGGATCTGCATCAATTCCATTTTGATGTCGTCACCGCATCCATTTCGCACTGTACCTTCAGAGCTGGCCGCCACAATGAGATAGTTCTCGTTCTTGGCTGCACCCTGCTCGATGGCACCGATTGGGTCTTCCCGGATGTCGCAACTCAGCCATTCGTCCACTGTGGCCACCATGTCTCGACGGCCTTGGAGCTTCTCAATGGTCATAGGCCGCACCTCCAACAGGCTGTTGGAGACAAAGTTCTCGATGCCCTTCTTTGTGCTGGCCAGCTTCACCCGATCCACCTTCGACCCAGTGGTATTCTGCAGGCTCCCTTCGGTCATAAACTTCAGCACAGGCCCCTTGGCCCGGGCCAGAGCAGTCCGCAGCGGAGCCAGCACTTCCTCTGCCTGGTTCATGGTGGGGGCGGTGGTCACCTGTCGGGTCGTGGTGGTATACGCCACCAGAAAGTACGCCTGAAGAAACTCCAGATACATGGTCTTCGCCGCCGCACGGGTGATGATCAGATACTGCTTTTGTACCAGACGCTTCTTGATCCTGCGGGTCTCGTAGTGGCCTCCGCCGTGCTCATGGGGCACATACACGCTTCGTTCCACAAAGTAGTACCAGCCAAAGATCTCTTCGGCCCATAACTTAAAGCTGTCCAGCAGCTTCACGTCTCCGCCATCGGTCAGGGTCAGCTCGTCCTCACAAAAAGCAATAAAACCGTTTACGGCTTTATCATCATAGTAAATCCCCGGGTTTGCGATCAGGTCGTCGATCCGGTTCATCTCCATGCTGATCTCCCGACATACAGGGATCTCGCCACGCATCACGGCCTCCCGAAAACGGCCGTAGTAGATCGGCGTGGCCGTGTTCGAGAGTGCCATATTTCTAACCTCCTATTATAATAAGGTAGGAGCCCTCACTTTGGGGCGTAAAAGGGCTTGTCAAGGGTGTAGAAGCACGCTTCCATTTCAGGACATTCACAGGTCCCACGCCGTGCGCAGTCTGTACAAAAGTCCTTCATCACCGCATCAAGCCATTGCTTTTTTACAGGTGTTTCAGTCAGCCGCTCGATCCACCGCTTTGTTACACTGCTGGCCATGTGTCGTCGTGCTCCACGTTCAGCCGCCACTCCATCTCAGCAGCGGCATTTTTCAGTGCGTCCAGGGTAGAGCTGCTTTGAGGCACATCAAAGCCCATCAGCCGCACCTTCATGGCGGCATATGCTTTCACGGCTGCCGCCTTCACCGGGTCGGCAATAAACTGGCTCCAAAGCTCCTCTTTTCCAGTAATGGCAAAGCCTTCTTTCGGCCCTACCCCCATCTGGGTCAGCACCATGAATACGCTGTTCAGATACATTACAATGTCTGCATCAAAGTCCTCGCATTCCTCGGCGATCCCCAGCAGCTTTTTTACGCTTGTCAGGATGCTGTCCATGCCACTCCTCCGTTAACGTGCAGTGTCCCCGTCCGCAATGCACTGGTTCTCCCACTTCTTATACACGTCAAGGTAGGTCTCCTTCTTGTCGCCATTGTGGGTGATCTCATAGTACATGCCGTCGGATACAGTGGTGCTCACAAGCGCCTTCCAGTTCTGCAAAGTCTTCGAGAACCATACGATGAACACATCCTCCATCGTCAGCTTCTTGCCGTCGGTCACGTCCACATGACTGTTGAAGTAGTTCACCACCAGCTGCTTTGCTCGGGTCATAAAGTCTCTCTGTTCCATTTTGATTCCTCCTCGACATCGCTGTCGCCACCCATAATGTAGTTCATCATGGCATAATACCAGTCCTTCTGAGCCCTCGCCAGCAGTTCCAGTTCGGCCAGATGGTGGGGCGCGCCATCCTTCCCCATGGCCGCTTCTTTCTGTGCAGCAGCTTCAACAATCTCGGTCAGCT